ACGTGAGGAGAAGTCTTGCGTTGAATCCACAATACCGTTATTCCCTCCAGCAGTTCCATCAGTCGTTCCTTCAACAATAGCGCTCTGATATACCAATGTTTTATTTAGAAGGTAATAGGTGTTGTTGTTGTTTGTTTCATTAGGAGTGTTGTATACATTCGATTGATTTCTATATAAAGATTCCTCCACAGAAAATGTATCGATAACCTCTTCAAGATTCTTTACAATATCCGCATACTGACTCCCTGAAACTCTTCCGTTTTGCTTCGCAATCCACTCGTTGTAGCGGTAGAAGTAGTTCTCGAATATATCTAGCTGTGCCTGCTTTGCATATAGATTGAAGTCAGCAGGGCTTATGTATCCGAAGTTCTGCTTGTTGGCTACAGCCAATACAGTATTCCTTACGCTGTTTATCATTTGACAATAATTTATGCAAAGATAATCAAAAAAAAGAAACCCCTCCATTTCTGAAGGGGCCCTAGGTCTTAGTCTTTCAGCTTGTTCTCAAGCATCGACATCAGCTCTATACCATCATCCGTCTGGAAGAACGATGCCAGGGTGTGTACCGGCGAGTCCCCAAATGGAATGCTGAGTAGTTTCTTCTTGTTTTGAGGTAAGTTAAAGTAAATATCTTTCCCCTTATTTTTCAGCTTCAATAATCCCTCGCTAAGGCAGTTAGAGGCTAAGCTCTGAAGCTTCAGCATAGGGTCATTAAGCGTGTCTAAGAAGTCTTCTGGATTATTACGAGCATACAGTCGTACGTCTCGTTTAAGTTCAGCAGAGGACATCTTATCTACATTTAGAGACAGGGCAATGCGACCAATGGTTTCTAGCATTTCGATGCTTAGATCACGAGCGGCAACCTGAGCCTCAAGCTGTGCATCCAACACTTCCATATCCTGACTTGCATCTCTTTCGTTATCAACCTCCTCAAAAATGGTCCCGTTACCTGGGTGCAAAGACAAAAACTCCTGCAACACAGGGTTTGTTCTTGTTACAAATAACATACCATCCTCAAACACCACCGGCTCTAAGATAGCATTGTTATCTTGCTCCTCCTCAAAGGGCGTGTTTTGGTTTGATGAATAACGAAGGGCACGGTTACGTGCGCCGTCAAAATGTAATAATGGTTTTCTACGAGAGTTTCGTGAGTTAAGGATAAAGACAATAGGTGCTGTCTTTCCTTTTAAACGGTAGGTTCTGTCCTTAAGGACATCTTGTTTTTTCATTCTAATTTAATTTAAAGTTTATAATAAAAAAGGTTAAGGGGCCACCAGTGTGACCCCCGTCCCCTTAAGTTTCATTCTTATTTGAATAAGAAGAAGTTGTTTGCACCTAAAGTACAAAGAGCACGCTCTGACAAGAAGTGAACTTCCATAGCGTCTAAGTCGCTATTAGAAGCACCACCAGCAGAACCTACAATCCAAGACTTCATCTTACGATCTTCAGTCTCAGAAGCACGGTAGCGTACGTGCAAGAATGGACGCTTAGCGTTTTTGCCCATGATTTGGTCATAAACAGTAGTAGATCCAGCAGGAACTAACACACCGTCAATAGCACCACCGACAATACCACCACGCATAGTAGCATCATTCAAGTATTTCCAGTCAGACTTGTAGAAGTCATATCCACGACGGAAACCAGAGAAACCAAGGTTCAATGCCATATCAGTATCGTTATCAAACAAACCGAAAGAAGCACCTGAAGAACCGAAGTTATTCTGAGCAGCCAATACGTCATCGATTTCGAAAGAAAGAGCACGATTAACGAAAAGAACATTCTCTTCGATAGCACCTTGCTTGTCTAAACGAGTAACAACAGCGTCGATATCAGCTAAAGTTTCCAAAGATCCAGTAGTAGTGTTACCACCGTTCTCGATAGCGTAGAACAACCCTTCAGATCCTTTGTTACCAAGATCACCAGTAGCAGCGATAGCTCCAGAGTTAGTCTCAGCAGGAACGGCCTCGATCATAGCAGTCTCAAGGTAGTCCTCGAAACGTAGACGAGTTTCGTGCTCAGACTTCAAGTACCAAAGGTAACCAGAAGCACCATTCTCAGTAGTAACCTCAACCCAACCGATCTGAGCCATGTCAGAACCAGCTACGCTGTACTTATCTTTGATGATGATTGGGTTATTCTCTTTGATGTCTCCTTCAGCCTCAAGAGCATCTTCCATTCCGTTAGATCCTTTCTTGAACTCAGAACCATAAACGAATACGTCTAGATCAGTACCACTGTTATCTCCAGAAGATAAACCAGCAACAGCAGGAAGACCATCAGCGTCATAGATAGCGACAGTGATAGTGTTAGTAGCAGTAGCGGTTACGATTCCTTTGAAAGAAGCAGTAGCACTAGTAGATCCGTCAGATACCATTACAGTCTGTCCTTTACGGATAGCATGTCCAGTAATATTGATCACAACAGAATCGTCAGTAGCTACAACAGCATCGTCAAGGGTTACACCCTCATACTTGATGTGTAGACGACCTTGCTCAGACCACTTAATAAGGTCAGAGTTGCAAGGCATTTCAGCTCCAACCAAACGGAGGAAAGAGCTAACAGATCGGTTACCATAACGCTCGAATTCTTTTTCGTAAGTGTCAGGTAGGTATTGACTTAAAAAGTCAAAGTTACTAATGTAAGAACCAGGTAGTGTTACCTGGCTAGGAGCTGGAGTTAAACTCACGCTCCCACCTAATGTAAAAGCCATAATAAATGTTTTAAATAATTAACGTTTTCTAATTTTCAAACCACTCCCACTGTCAGACTCTACCGCACGGATTTTAAACCCTTGATTCGTTGACATCTGTTGAGGTGTCGCCCGAACATCCATATCGATATTCTTTGATTTTTTAGTGACATCCCCTACAGCATCAGACTTACCCTTCTCATAAAAGTAAGCCGCCAGCTTATCTGGATTCATTGCCGCTGATAGCGCCTTATGGTATCCAACGTGATCAGAGATCATCCCGGTATCATCTAAATACTTAGAGATAAAGTTATTGATATCTGCCTGAGCCGTACTAATCTCCTTTGCCTCTCCAGGACTGAAGACCATCTTTTGATCACCGACACTAAATTCAAAACCTTTGAACTCATCGTTGAACAACTCCCCTGTCTTCTTCTGAAAATACTCGTAGCGTTTCTGATTCTCTTCTTGGACACTTTGTGATTGTGATATATATTCCTTGTAAGCATTGTAGGTTTCCAACTCCTCTTCATTGACAGGTGCAGACGCCGACTCGACGGGTACCTTATACGTCTCCTTTAGATCATTGAAGTACTTCTTTGCTTTAGCAAGTTCTCTTTTCTTTGCGATGTTCTTCTGCTTAACAACTGATTCCTCATCTACGTCCTCATCATATGCGAACTTTTCATCCATAAGATATTGAATATCCTCTGAATCCAAATCGCCTTCTGTTGCGGCATAGTACTCTCGCAATACTTGATCGGGGTTCATGCCATCATAATCAGCTTGCACCTTCATGAAGTCATTAATCCCACGACCGGTTTCCTTCTTGTACTTTAAGAAGGCAGATACATCCTCCGGCAAATCAACGTCACGCTCACGCTGAGCGAACAATTCATCGACAGAGTTGATCTCTTTATTATATCTATCTTTAATAAATGAAAGAACGTCCTCCTCACCAAACTGAGGGGCGGCAGCCTCTTCGACTACCTCTTCTTGTTGTTCATTAACAACCGTTTCCTCGGCCACTTCTTGTTCAGTGGCTTCAGTATGCTGCTCTTGTAGTTGAGCCTCAACTTCTTGAACAGACTTTTGTCCTGGTCCTGCGACCTCTTTTACTTTAATTTCCATAATAGATTTGATTTATAGCGCAAAATTACGCATTAATAAAATTTATATTTTTAACGAGGCTCAAACTCAGCTAGATCGAAACCATCTAGTGAATCCTCGTTAGACTCAAAGTTGATCGGTGGCAAGTCTTTCTTGCGCTGTTCAATCAATCTTGACTGTTGGGTATTCTGCTTGCTGATACGATCAGCCTTAGCTTTCTCCCTGTTATCTTCTTTTTGTATAAGCAGCTCAGCATCAACACCTTTTAGTTGCATATTAAGTTGGAACTCAAGCTGCATCAATTGTGTCTTAAGCTCTGCCTCTCCTCTTAGCTTCTCTAAAGCAAAGCCAGCCTCTGCCTGGGCAACCTGCATCTTAGTCTGTGCCTCCATCTGCATTTTCTGGGCCGCCATTTGGGCCGCCATTTGCTGCGACTGCATTTGACCTTGTTGCTGTTGTTGCATTTTCTGCATCTCAAACTGCTGTCTAGCCTTGTCTTTTTTCTTACGCTTAACCTTTAATAGCTGGTTAGCAAGCTTTACGTTTCGTACTTCACGAATATCAATAGCGTCATCTAAGTCAATAGCGTCACGTGATAGCGCTACCTGTATGTTCTGCTCAAGCTGTTGCTTTTGCTCATCATCAGGGGCTACCTCGATAAAAATACCAAAGTCATAAATGTGTAAGTCCTTGATCTCATTGAGTAGCTCTACATTGTACTTCCCTATCTGCATCACAAACTCATCCCTATATGGGTAGTATTCTAATGCATCAGATATTCTACATGAAAGCGCCGTAGCTAGGTCTCTCGTGATGTCTAATACACCGTCTAAGATGTGGCGAGTCGCTGTGTTGCTGTTTAGTGCCGCAAGTTTCTGCAAGCCTACTAGTGAGTTTGGATCAGGCATCGATCCATCACGTGCCTCGTTAAGACCCGTTACATCACGCAGCATCTGCATGTAGTGGTTGTAACTACCAATAAGGCTAGCGATCTTAGCTTGTCCTGAATTCTTAGAAAGCTCTTGGATTGGCACACGTGCGTTGTTGAAATCACCGTCGCCGGTGTAACTTCTACCAACAACAGAACCCGTTTGGAAGTAAAGCTTAAGTGCATCCTCTGGATTGTACATAGCCCCATTACCAAGGTCTACCTCATTAAGACCATCCGCATCAATAAAGACGCCATCAGGAACAACCTTCTGTATTACCTGTTGAAGTTTAAGGTGCGTCATCTGGATAAGATCCGCAAACGGAACCATACGTCTTAGTAGTGACTCAATGTTACCCTTGTACATTCTAGGGGCACAGGCCACATAATTAGACATAGCATTCTGTGACGCAGACTTTGGTCTGATCATATTCTTGGCAAGCTCCCACTTGAGTACAATGTTTGTACCCATAACCATAACACCCTCATACCAGACCTCGATCTTCTTTTCGATCTTCTCGAACCCTCTCTCATCCATCATCTCTTGTGGTGGGTTGAACTCGTCGTCTTTCTCGATAACCTTCTCGCCTTTCTTCTTGTAGACCATTTTTTTAGTGGTCTTGTAATTGAAATACAGAAGGGTTACACTGTCGTTATTGAATAGTGAGTTATCGTAGTATTGAGTGGCATGGAAATAGTTGTGCCATTCTTGTGTATATTTGCCTATCTTTTCTAGGTCCTCGTTAGATATTGTGGGATCGATCTTAACCACCTCAGTAATAGGTACAGTCTTAACTTCACCCCAATAAAAACAATCATTAAAGTTAGGGTCCTCGGTATAGCTATAAACAAGGTTTGCTGGATCGACATACTTAGCAACAATCCCTGCTCCGGGTAAAAACTCGTGCTTAGCAGATCCAACACCCAACGTAGTAATATCGTAAAGTACTCTCTTGCGAATATCTTCATATTTATTCTCTGAAAGTATTGTGTTAATCGCTGCCTCTTCAGCCAGCTCTATGGACGCCTTGTAGTTTAACTGCATGTGCAGCTGTAACTCCTCATCATTCTCAGGGAGTTGATCAGGTGGGACATTGAATGCATCAATCCCAAACTCTTGCTTAGCCATAGACAATAAGTCCTTAGAGACCATATCAGCCTCAATAGTGTCCTGGTATTGGTTACGCTTCTCAGCAGACATAGCATCTTGTGCGTATGCCTTAACGTCAAACATTCTGTCTGACATACCGTTGACTACGATGTCTATAAACTTAGGTAGGATTGGCACTGGTGTCCAGTCAAGGTTCATATAAGAAAGATCGCCATCAACAGATAGCTCGTTCTTATATTTAGCGACAGACTGCTCCGCTCTTGCATAGAGACGCAGCTTGTGGAAGGCATCCCATTGATTGAAAAACTTTGTCCCACCATTATCCCGTCGGAACCATTCATATTGAATAGCCTGACCTATCTGCAAACCAAACTCCATGGAATTCTTCCTGGAATCTGGAACATATTGACTTGGGAATGAAGATGGGTTAATGGATATCTTTACCTCTTTCATCTAATTATTTCGCTAAATCGTCCTTTGTTATTATATCTTGCAAAGTTAATGCTTATTTTTGATTTGTTTTTAACCTCATGATACTGATACTGTTGGTTTGCCATGATGGCAAGACCTGAACTAATAGACGCATCAAACTTCGTTCGGTTGTTTATATCAAACCTAGCCCAGTCCTGCAATGTCCTTGAAAAATACATCGATCCCATTTCGTCTGAAGACCTGTAATTACCCTCAGTATCAAGGCCTACATACTTCTCTATATAGGTTTCTATAGCTGATGCATGCGCCTGCTTTACCGCCTCTGATGAGTTAGGTATACCCCCAAGCTCTTTCTCTGTCTTAGAGAGATTCCGACTGGCTTTATCAGGCCTATTAAGTGAATACTTCCTATACCCCCTGTTCTTGAAGTGATACAAAAGACGAGGCTTGTTGTTCTCTGCTAGTAGCGGCATACCATAAAAGACACAAGCCATCAAGACATCCTCGAAGAATATCTCTGCGGTCTGCGGTCTAGCCACATACTCTAAAAAGAACTGATTAACAGGGGCGTCGTCCATGTGAAACTTCGTTAGCCCGTGCAAAGCTCCGTTAGACCCACCACCACCTACGGTGCCAGATATATCATAGGAGTCACAGCCAAAGGACCCAAGGTGCTCATTACCTGGGAACTTCATGCCGTTA